TCTAAGTAACAAAAAATGAAAAGTAACTTATATAAATAAAATATAATCAGGGCAGGAACTGCCCGTAGAGCCTGTTGATACTGCAATCGTTAGCTTGCTTGAGCAGGAAGATTACACGTCTTTAGCGTGTAATTAGTTCACAGTAATTGAAGACGATAATAAAGTATCACAAATAAAACTAACTATTAGACCGTTTGGTTCTGCTAATTCTGTTAGTTTCGATTGCGTATATTATACTACTGGGAAAAATAAAGTTTCTCGCGAAAATAATAATAACTTGGATTGTAGAGCAAAAGGTAAGGAGCTATTTGATAGTATTATTCAGAATAGAGGTGAAAGCGAATCAAAAATTTGTAAAATAATTGAAGATTCATGTAATGAACGATATGATATGTCATTACAGGATAATCAAAAAGTTCTGAAGTATTTTAAGAGATTCCTTAAAATTTTAGAAGATAATCCAAATAATATTTTAGTTGCATTTTCTGCTTGTAAACGAACCAATTCAAATTATATTAGTATATTTCCAATGTGTTACAAAATAAGTTAAAAATAAAACCCAGTTTTCACTGGGTTTTTAAATTAAGAGTAATTTTATTACATCTTAGAGAATGTTAAACTCTTTGACTTCAAGAACGCAATTGCATCATCGATTGCACCCTTACTCATGCCATTGAATGTTACGCTTTGAACATCCTGGTCAACGTCAAGCGTTGCATTTCCCTTAGAATGAGAAGACATATAACGCTTAACAAGAGCATTAGAAAGTTTAGCACCACGGTCGAAAGAATCTGCATCAAATGCAAGTGTTGCAGAAGTGGATGGTCCTTCTTTAGAACCATTTGAAGCAGAACCTGCAGATTTCTTTGTAGTATTACCATTAATTAAGATTTCGCCACGTTTAGAAATTTCTACCTGTTTAAAAGTATAGTCTTCAATAACACCTCTACGTACAAGGTCTTTCATAAATGCTTCTGCAAATTCGCCAATAGTTGCAACAGTAAATATTAAATTACCATTTTCATCTTCTGTGCGGTTAGCCGTCCATTTATTATGCTCAGCCCAACGTAAAGTAACGTATTGTTCATTACTATTTGCTTTTGTACGAGGAACGTTAATGCCTTGTCTATTTGCTTCGCCATATGCGACTTCGAATGCTCTACGTTTTTCAGCAGGAACAACGCATGTAAACGCAGTAGTCTTACCTTCAATTTTATAACCGCCTTGACCGCCAACATTTCTTTCACCTGTACGCTTAATACTATTTGGAAGTAATGGACATTTTACTAATTGATCACCAAGTGTAGCTAAATTATGGAAAGTATATTTATCATGTTTATCATTTTCAGGATACATGACAACGTTACGTACGCACTCACGAGCGATATCATGAAGGATTGCAGCGCCATTGTTACCTGGAGGGCAGTTTCTAGCGAGTGCTTTTATAATAGGTTCTTCAGACTTACAAATGTACTTAATTTCTTCAAGGCCGTTAATATGATATTCAATTGTAACAGTACGAAGGTCAGTAACTTTTGTAGACCCATACTTCATATCGGACTTGATCTTGCCAGTGTAAATTAGGACACATTGACAGTCTTTTTCGCCAAAAGATGCGCCTTTAAATAGGATGTTAGAAAAATAGTTGCCGATATGAGATGGCTGTGGAGTACCATCTTCATTTGGCTTGGGGCTGTTATATTCATAACTTACTGCCCATTTCATAACCTTTAGGTAGTCTGGATCAGACTTTGACTCCATTAAGTAGTCATATGCCTGGCACATTGTTTCATTCATAATCATAATTTAAATTCCTTATTTCGTGTTTGTTAGGTTTTATAATATTTATAATATAAAACTAAAACTAAGTTGGAAAAACTATAAATATTATAAACGTTTTATTAATATTAATAAAGGAATTTAAAAAATGGAAAATTTAAAACTTTTGAATGAAGACTATATTGCAGAGTCTCAAGTTGTACATGAAGATAACGGCAATGGCCAGAAGCACATGTACATTACAGGACCGTTTCTTCAGGCGGTAGATAAGAACCGTAATGGTCGTGTTTATCCTCTTAACCTTATTGAACGTGAAGTTAAGAAGTTCCAGGGATTAATTGAATCACGCGAAGCTCTCGGTGAACTTTCTCACCCAAATAGCATCGAAATTAACCCAGAACGTTCCGCTATTCTTGTTACTAGCCTTAAGATGGATGGTAATCTTGCAATGGGTAAGGCAAAGGTTCTTTCTACACCTTGTGGTAAGATTCTTGAAAGCCTTTTGAATGACGGTGTTCGTATGGGTGTTTCATCTCGTGGTACTGGTAATTTGAACGAAGATAGCACAGTCGCTGATGACTATTCACTTTGCACTATTGACGCTGTTTATATGCCTTCCGCACAAGTAGCATATTCTGATGCAATGTATGAATCTGTTCAGTATACAACTAAGTGGATTCTTGATGAATCTACACATCTTTATATTGAAAAGAAGATTAAGATTGAAGAAGCTGCTAAGGAATTTAATAAGCAAGTTGATGCACGTGGTTCTAAGGCTATTAAGGAAGCTTTTGCAGAATTCTTTAAGTCTCTTTAATAAATAAAATAGAAATTGGTTCCCGGAGAAAAGTGCTCTGGAACTTACCCAGCGGTAGAGGAAGACAAGGCCTCTACCGTTTTTATATTACGAAAAAACCTAAGGTAAAAACCTTAGGCTTAATAAAATTAACTAATGTATTTTATTATTTAAACTTTAATATTAATCCATATTCATTTTCTAACTTCTGAATAGTATCAGACATTAGATTATTAATTGCGATCTTTGACTGAAATTGTTCAGCAAGCTTAGAAAGTTCATCAATATAGTTGCGAAGCTTGCGTAAAGCATTGTCGATATTAAAGATTTCATCAGACATCATGTAGTTTTTTGATGAAAGTTTAAAATCAGTACCAGTACCAAGTACAATTTCAACAAGCTGGTCTGCAAAGTCACGAAGCGTTTCATAAACAGCTTGGAAATGCGTATGATGGAAACCGGAATCACAACTCCAGTGATAAATATGAATCTTATTTGCAAATGTTAATGTATCTACTGCAAATGTATAAAGACGCTGATATTCAGCTTCATTTGTACCAGCAAGATAACTAATAAAATTTTCTTCTGCCATTTTAAATCCTCTTTGTATTATTTATAGTATGACCCAAGCTTACCAGCAGACCATTCATCTTCAGCCTGAAGTCTAGCAGCAGTATTCCAGTCTAAACCTTGTTGAGCTAAGTCAAGTCTACGTTTTTCAATAACTTGAGCACGCTTTTTAAATTCGAAACTGTTTGTTTCTTCTGCTTCATATCGCCCTTCAATCAACCAACCATCTTGGATTTCTTGGTCACGTACTTTATGAACCTTTGACAATGCTTCTTGGTAACCTGCTTGAGAACCTGCGAATTCTTGTGCAACAGCACGACCTTCATCTGAACGTAAATCACTATATGCAGGATTTACCGGAGGTTTTGGTTCTTTATGTTTTTGTTCTTCAGGTTTTGGTGCTTCAGATGCAGGTACTTCCGGCGTAAGGCCAGCAGTCGGTGTTACAGGTTCATCATATTGGCTGTAATCCATATGAAGGTCTTTATCTAATAAATCCATTCCCCATTGGTTAGTAATTAAATCTGCACGACTTCCACTTTCACCATAATCAGTTAAGTATGCATCTTCATATGCAATATCTTGTTTCCATTGACTTGTTATTTCTTCAGGTGTAGGCTTTGGTTCTTCTTTAGTACCGTATGCAGTCATAGCCGCATTTACACCATTAGCTTCACGTTCATTATGCCTGTCACGTAATGCACCCCAATCCTTCTGGTTAACAATGTTTTGTGCGGCTTGGGTCTCCTCAGCAGTGAATCCCATTTCACTAGCAGCATCTTTACGTGCTTGACCATTACCAAGATTGCCTCTCATCATCTGATAAGCTAGTTCGTCAATTCGGTCCTCATTAGTTGGCGTAGGTGCATCAGTCGGTAAATCACCCATAGCTGCAAGTTCTGCGCGTTCTCTTAAATGCAGATCCTCACCCATTTGAGATGGTGGATCAATTTCTTCTAATTCTGGTAATTCATCTGCAGGATTTGCTGAACCAGTAGTGCCACTTCCTGTAGTACCATCACCGCCATCGGGTGTTGCTGGTGCAATAGCTTCTTGCTGCGCTGCAGATTCGCGTTGGTTATGGCGTTCTCTAAGCCCTGCCCAATCCTTCTGGTTAACAATATCTTGTGCAGCTTGAGTTTCTTCTTCACTAAACCCAAGTTCTTTGGCAGCGTCTTTACGTGCTTGCCCATTACCAAGATTACCTCTCATCATCTGATAAGCTAGTTCATCAATATCAGATTCTGATTTTGGTTCAGGTACTGCAACGCCTTCTGCACCAGCCGCACCATCAGCAGTAAGAGCAGAGCCAGGTTCATTGCCAACTTCAGGCGTACCCGGTGTTACAGGGTCAACACCACTGCTACCGTCCGCTGAGTTAATATCAGATTCTAACGGCGTTGTTGGCGCATCAGGTTCACCGCCTCCTGCCGGAGCTTCTGTACCATCTCCAGACGAAGCAGGGTCTACTGCGTTAGTACCGCCAGCGGTGTCATCAGGTGTTTGTGTATCACCCGGGTCTTCGATAGGTGTTACATTATCAATAGGCGCAGTAGTAAGGCCAAGCGCACGTGGATCAATGATTGGATCATCTTCAGCAGCACCTTCAATTGCAGTAATACCTTCATAACTACGGAAGGAAAAACTTAATGACCATTTACAAGCATTTGCAGCACTATAGTCTAGCTGATATTTTGTGTAGTCGGTTAATTTTAGTTCAGTAAATTTATATTTAAAAACTTTATATCTAAAACTATTGCGGAAAATAGTTATTTCCAATTCTGGGATATAGTCATTTAACAGATATGCAAATTTTACACTGTCAAAAAGCTTTGATGTAAACAGATTAACTAATAATTCAATAACGCCAGTCGGAACAATAAATTCATTTGGCTCTGTACCAGCAAAAATATTGGAGGCATTATAGTGTTCCATTAGTTCTATTTTTAAATCCGTTGGTTTATCATAGTCTGGAATTAAAAATAAACGTTTATTATTACCATAAGAATAAACTTCTTCTTTTAATGAAATTTCAGGCAGGGTTACTGATAAACATTCTGGTAATTCGATGGTTTTAGTTTCACCATTGAACCATGGGTATTGTTCTAAAAATGGACCAATTTTTTCCACGTCAGCATCTGACAGCGTGATAGTGACTTTGTAGCTATCAGATAGCTTAATTGTTTTGACATTTTGGTACTGATAAACGTTGCATACACCCATATACTATTTATAAATAATGTATGGATTTTAATACATTAAATATCGGATTGAATGAATACTGGACTCCTCAAAAACTTGGTAAACATAGTAATGAAATAGCAAACCAGCATGGTATGCTTTTATTAAAAAATTTGAAAACTTCTCCAGAAGATTTTTTTAAATTTTTAAAAACTACTACATTTACATTTAAACCGTTTGATGTCATTCCGTGGAGTGATGTTTTAGTTCGTTCAGGCTTAAGCGGATATTTAAAAGACGAATATGTAGATGATGCCCTACATGTAACTACTACTAGACCTGCAATTGGAAAAGGTGAATTTTTATTTGTATCGTGTTTTTCAAATTTAGGTTTTGCTCCTGGTAAAGGAGATATAATTGATTTTAATACACATGATAAAATAGAAGTTAAAGGCGTACGTGCAACAATTTCTGGTGATGGTAAACGATATAAACAGATGAGTAATGAAGTTATTACTACTGCAATGTCAGTATATGATACGAGCGATACTATTGAATATTTTAGCCGTGAGTATGCACCTAGATTTGAAGAATTAATTAATGCATCTAATTGTGACCAAGAAAAACTTATTAAATTATTGGTAAGATTGCAGAATGTTGAAAACGATTCGCAGTCGCAAGCAGTTGCGCAAAAGTTTGCAAAATTATATGATCCAAAAAAACCCAATTTATTCTTAATTGTTGGCGCAATGCAATTATATTTGTATATGAAAGAAATTTCATATTTGTTAATGGTTAATGAGCATGGGTTTAAATGCTTTAAACGTCCGGATGATGCAAGAGGCTATTTAGATTTATTTGCGACAAAGGGTGATAACAGTGCTGGTAAGAAACTAAAACTTGGAAGTTGGGAAACTAGTACATATGGTATGGAGATTAGTATTTAATGATTACTTTAGCTCAACTAGAAAAACAATTACAGTCAAGACCAGCAGCAAATTCAATTTGTGACACAATTGTTTTGTATAATTATGACGAAGATAATAAAAAAGGTGAGTTGATTCCTAGTGAAAAGATTGCTACGCTTGAAATAACCGAAGATATGTTTGGTCATTTGCCGACATTACATATTGAATTTTCTGACCCGGGTACTATATTTAATTCTGGTGGTTTAGCACCAGGCATGAAAGTATTTGTACGACTTTCTCCAACAAATTTGGAAAATCAAGATGCTATTCCTGCACCTTATGTTGAAGGTGTTTATATTATTCAGTATTTTAGATATATTACCGGTACAGAACAAGCAACATATACATATACAATTGATTGTGTATTTGGTGCATTTGGATTTTTAAATAAAATAGTTACATGGCCACGTAATACAACTGTTAACCAAATTAAACAGACAGACCAAACAAGTAAAGAGGTTGTTACTGAAGTTGCTGCTGCAGGCGGTTTAAAAACTGCCAGCGATACTAGTTCTACAATTACAGACCCTAAGGCATTACTATATGATGATAGTATGTTATGGGTTAATACAAATATGACATGCGAAGAATTTTGTAAACATGTTACATCGCATGCATGGGTTGGTGCATATGACGCACCGTTATACTATATTGATAGAACTGGCACGTTAACATATACCACTCTAAAGAGTATGTGTGATGCAGCAGTTAAAGCAACATACATGGAAACTTCACTATATAATAATCAGTTTAAGGACGATGGAACGATTGATTTCTACTGTAGAACATATCAAGATGCAATGATTGAAGATTATGGTTATTTAAATAATGAAGGCGGATATAATGCAACGACATATGTTTATAACCCATACTCTATTACTACATTGCCAATTGATGAAATGTCAACTATTACTGTTAATGGTGCAACGCTTAATAGTGCAAGGTGTTATAAATTCCATAATACGGAACGTTCTGATAAGAATCGTGCAGATTTTATTATAGGTGAATCAAACGCTACACCTCAAGCAGGCGACGGCCGCAGATTTATTGCTAATGAAATTCATTTTAAACAGACTCATTCACATTATGACGTTGCGCCATTACATAATAGAAATTTTATAAAGGGTTTCTTTCAAGTATTTGCATATTTAACAATAAATAATAACACACAGGTTAATAAAGATACCCAAGAATCTCAAAGAGTTCATTTAGGAGATAAAGTTAGAATTGACTTTACGACTATGAGAACACAGAACAGTATTCAGACAGGCGAATATATTGTTTGCGGGATTGTACATACTGTTACGGCACATACGTCATTTACGACAATGCTACAGTGTGTTCGTGATACATTAACAAAGACAAAGAAATTGTTATCTGGTACTGATAGTAGTACAGAAAAATAATAGGATGGTTTAAATGGATTTTGATAATGAACATTTTACTAAACTACGTAAGCAGTTTGGACAAAGCTTTAATGATTTCCTAGAAGGAAAATATGATAAACCACAGGATAATGACCGTTGGACCGGTTATGTTATCGATAATATGGACCCAGAATTTAGAGGTCGTGTTAAAGTATTAATTATCGGTAAATATGATGATATTCCTGAACCATCAATTCCATGGGCAATTCCAGATATTGGATATTTAGGTTCAACAGCAGGTAATTTCATCGTTCCTGAACGCGGCACGGTTCTTCGTGGATATTTTGATCATGGCGATGTGCATAAGCCGGTTTTTGATGCCGTTGCATTTAATACTGATGTTACTGATATGGCACAAGAAAACATTGGTATCACTTCTATGGAAGATTATCCTAGTAAGATGATTCTTATGCAGACTGACCAGGGAGAATGTTTGACATTAAATCGTATGGATGGTGAAACCGTATTTAAACATAGAACTGGCGCTATTATTAGAATTACACGTTTTGGTGATATTAGTATTACAGCAGGTGAATTAATGGCAACTAAAGGTAAGATTCATTTAAAGACAGATGGTGACTTGTCTATTGAGTCGACTAATGGTGATATTGATGTAAAAACATTAACGGGTAATGTCAATGTGGATGGAATGATGGTTAATCTTGGGAAAAATCCTGCAGGACAATTTGTTAATAACCTACCTGCTTGTTTGGTTACTGGCGCGCCACATTTTGTCGGGAACACAAACGTTAAGTGTTAAAAAAATCACCCATTTGGGTGATTTTTTATTTTAAAATGTTTTTATATTGTTCGATGAAAGTTTCTATGACATTCAGATGTGATTTTATAGACCGTGAAATATCATAGATATTGAATTTTTCAGTAGTAGTTCCATCCGCTTCGATAAAAGGTATAGTGAATTCAGACGTACAATATAGGTTGTTATATTTTATTGCATAGCCTTTTACATTTGTTTCTATATCTGTATTTGAATTTTGTACTAAGAAAGCACTCAAGTATTTGTGAACCAATTTTATATAGGATTTAACATCCGTTTCGATATTGTTAAGATTAGCAAGTAATCTTATTTTGATCTTCACTGTAGCTGCAGTGGGAGAAACATTTAAATCTAATAGCGCAGCGTTATCGACAGCATGAAGATTAATCAATAGATTATTCTTAATCTTTTCAATTCTCTGCGGTGTTAATTTTATCGGTTTATATTTTTGTGCTTTTTCGATGTCATTCTTACAGAGTTCAGCGCAAGCATATTCATCTTCGCCTACATCGTAATTGTCTGATATGTTTTTAATAGTGTTGTCGTCAATGTCGGATTTATCATATCCAAAAGTTTCTAGTAGTGTTATGACGCGTTTAGCATATTTTTTGAAGCTGGAATTTTTTGTAGTTGATTCGTTAATATTAGATTTAAATAGTTCTTTGATACATTGGGTTACAGGAGTGTCATTTATATAGTTTTCAAATATTTTTTCGAGATTACGATCCACTATAACTGTATTACAGTTTTTAGATTTAGCTAGCGATTTTACTTTGTTATAGTAGTCGTTAAATACCATTCTTAATTTCCTTAATATATTTATAATTTATTTAAGGAAGCCATCTTGCCATAATTCATAAATTTTACCAATTTTATCGGTTAAAACTACTCCTGTAGCATCATCTTTAACTGTAATCTGTTCATCTGGATGCAAACACGCATATTCTTGGTTAAAGAATTTAATACCATGGTCACGAATAACCTTTTTTCTGAATGTTTCGTCACGGCCATCAATTTCATTCCATGCGATTTTTCCGGGGACGAACGAGTTGATACCAGCTATAGCAGATTGCCAAATTCTATAGAACTGATTCATGCCCTTAGGAGTGGAAATCAGAATGAGCATTGAGGTTTTACGAGATGCTTGAGTAGGAATAACTGACATCATGAAGTCTTCAGCATCTTGTTCAGGTAAGTGTGCAAATTCGTCCACTAGCATTAGGTCAACTGTTTTACCACGAATAGCAGATGAAGAAGATGCTGCACAGAAAATCTTACAACCGTTATCGAAACCCATAGCTTTTTGAGACCAACCGCCACGGTCAGGGTTAATACCTTGTTGTAGCCATAATGGAAGTCTTAAAACTGCTGCATGAATACGAAGCATAATTTCGATTGCTTGAGATTCCTTGTTGGCTAGAACAGCAATAGTTTTGTCTTTATGGAATAAAGCATACCAAAGAATATAAAGGGTAGCTAGTGTAGTTTTACCAGCCTGACGGCCAACAGTAATGATTCTGTTATTACGTAAAACTTTTTCACCTTTACTATCTGTCATTACGGTACCATCATCGTTTTTCATGAAGTATGTACCACAAATCATCTTAAGAAGACGTTCCTGATATTCACGTAGAACAATTGGGCATTCACCGTCTTCAGTCAGGATATAAAAGTATTTTGAAAAATGGAAAATATCTTGAGAACACTTGACGTATTCTTCTAGTTGGTCTTGAGTCATTTCGACTTGTTCATTATGACCACGTAAACATTCATTGCCTTGGAACATTTGCTAGATCTCCTTTTAAAAGTAAATAAACACTATAATATTTATAAATAGAGTATGGCAAATTATACAGAAGAAAATTACGACCCGAGTAAGCATGGATATTGGAAGGGTACGTCAGATGGTGCAAACTATGGTTATCCGACTAATTATTTTTATGCAGATACTATAAGAAGTATTATGATTGCATTTGGTAATTTTTTTAATGACATGCATGTTGTTAGAAGAAACAAATTCCAAGAGCCGGTAAAAATTATTGACGTACCATTAAAATATGGTCCGCGTCAGAAATCTCATGACATGAGAACTGAACAAGAATCTGGTGATACATATTATATTTCTTTGCCTAATATGACATATAAAATTGACGGAATTAATTATGCAGGTGAACGTGATTCTGGCATATATGAAACTCGCTCATTTTATACAGATATGCTTTCAAAGGCAGGAATTGAATATAAATTAGAAGACCAATTCTGGGCAGATGTTCAGCCGGCTCCATGTAATATTAATATTTCAATGGAAATTAATTGCGAAAAGATTGATGATTTGAATCAGCTTATTGAACAGATTCTACCACGATTTCGTCCAGCAGCATTCTTAGCAGTGAAGGAATTCTGGTTCTTTAATAAGCGTCGTTCAATTAAGTTAAAACTTAATGACCCTGGTATTCAGATTGAAAATGATTCTATGGGTGAAGAAGATAAACGTAGTGTTAAAGGTACTCTAAGTTTTACAGTTGAAGCAGTTACATATCTACCTATTAAGTCTGCACAAATTATCCAGAAGATTGACACATTTATTACAATGCAAGGTACCGCAGGTGCATTGTGGCATGCACAGTCATTTGGTAATTTTAATGGTACATTGTCAGACCCGCATGATATGTCTAAGATTTATGGAACTAAGGTTACAAATTCTTATGTTCTAAATGGAACACCTGAAACAACTTATGACGCTCAGACTTCTGCATATACAACAATTTATGACTATGTTCAGTCTAATGAATTAACTACTTATGATAAAGATGCTAAGCTATTGTCTAAGATGGTTAAACGTTATGTTCCAGCAAGTAAGCGAGAAACAAAGGTTGAAGACGTATATTATGATTTTGAATATAGAATTTCAAAAACAGAAATACCAGTTCCTATGCAACCTGGTGACCCATATTATTTCTGGGATCAAGACACTAAGATGTATCATTATGATGGTAGAACATATAGTGGCGAGCCAATGTATGCATGGAATGAAGATACTAAATCTTATGATATAACTGGATATAGTGCATTACCTGGTGAGTGGTTGGTAACAAAGGAATATACTTGGTTATCTGGTTGGGGCGAAAATGATGATATGTCAATTACATATGGACATAAGACATTGTTTGATGAAGACGAAAAACCATATTCTGCATATTACTCAACTTACAGCGAAGAAGGTACAGTATCATCAATGAATTATAAATTTGATACGAAGACTACTGAACTATCATTTAGCGGTAAGTATGACCAACGTGGTCAAAAATAATTTTGACAACATAAAAAATAAAGGCTTTGATTAATTCAAAGCCTTTATTTTATTTACTCATCTTTATAATTAAGTACTATAACAAACGCAAAGTCGTCATATGAACTTTCCCCATAAGAACTTGCATCATTACATTGCACCTCATATGATAATACATTACCATCACCATAGATATCTTCAACATTCTTGACTGCCTTATCATCATTAGAATATTTATAACCGTAACTCATATGTTCAGGATGGTATGTTCTGAATAATGGTAAGTTTGTGTCATCGACAAATAAAGCATTATCAATAACAGTATCATATGTTGTAGTATCTTCAGTCCATTTAGGTTTAGTTTTATCAGTAACGCGTCTTAAGAATTCGGGACCACTTACACCAGGTACATTGGAGAATCGCGTAGCTGTGACCCTTGTATCAAATACTGTTTGCCAAGATGTTGTATCGGTTTCTTTATCATATACAAGTATATCAACCGCAACAGCCCATCCTACATAAATTGCTCTTAAATGAAATTTTAGTTTTGTATTTTGTACAGTAGTATCTGTTAGTTCCATTTCAGGGACGGTTACTACAATTGAATCTTCAGTTTCATCAGTAGTTGGTTTAACTGGTGTAGCCGTAGCGTCATCTTCTTCATCAGACTGAATTATAAAGTCTGTTCCAAGAGGAATACAAAGATTTTCAATTTTACAAAGTAAACATACTGGAATATAATGTTGACCGCCTGGTATTCTTGTTACTTCATTAAATGCAGGATATACGCCAACTTCACTTAATATTGACTTAGCTCCTTCGTCGAATACCAAATAGAACCCATTTGTGGTAGATTCGATCTGAAGGTTTGTACCAATATCAAATATAAATGTTTTCCAGTTTGCAGCAGGGAACGGATAATCTGTATCCTTATTACATAGTAACTTGTATAAAGAATGTGGTTCTTGAACAATTTCAGTTTTAACCGGATTGCCTTCACCCATGTCAATTTCTTTTTCTACTTCTTTATAGAATATCTTTTTAACATTATCAAATGTTTCAATTTCATTTGATGTCTTAGATGCGTCTTTTTCCCATATAGTAGAATCAGATGATTGGCCGTCCAGATAGGTTCCCTTTTCATAGCATAGCCTACGTAGTTTATTATAATATTCATACATGTATACGTATAAGAATGAAATCTTTAATGATTTTAGCTTAGAAAGTTCAACCTTAGATTGGAAATTACAAAGGTTATTGTATGTGTTCTTAGACGCGGTAATCCATCCGGTAGAGGGAACGGTTTTATTAAATGTAGCAGGTTTTACTTCACCTTTATATTTACCATTGATGAATGTTTTTTCTTCACCATTAAAATCATAACGATATTCGCCGAAAGCATTGAACATATCATCATGACCAGGTTTCTTAACCATTGCATCGAGGGCAGTAAATGGAACAAATAATTTGTCTACTATGATTTTCTTTGTTTCATCATATACATCCATATTTTCATACTTATAGTATTCAGTTTTACTTGCTGGATACTTTTGCATTAAATCCCATATATATGTGAACTTATGGTTTTTGAAACCGTATGAACCATCATCAAGTGTTGTTCCATTACCTAAGCTTAATTGGTCAAGTAAGAAATATTGGAAATGTAAATCAGTATTAGCTACATAGACATAAGTTAACTTACGCAGTACACGATGAATTGGTTTAATTGAAAGAATTAACTTGACGATGTTGAATGATAATTCATTAAACTGTTCAAATGTTAAACCGCTTTCCATGATATCAACATCAAATCTGGAAGTTAAATAATAACGGCCTATGATTGATATTGCACCATCGGGTTCAATATAACGAACTGCATTTAATTCATCTTCACGGAATTTGAGTTCATCATGGTCAAAGTTAGTTTTAATATTACGGTCTGACCAAATTTCTACTAATTTTGTACAAAGTCCAAGTTGGTCAAGGATAAAAGTAATACCTCTATATGTACCAGCTAACTGGTTATAATACGGAATATTTTTATAGATATCTTTAATGAAATTATAAAGTTCATCACCAGTAATATCTTGATATACAAAATTTTTGAATGTAGTCTTAACTGTTTGATTTTCTAAAGACCAGTCAGCATCTTTATATGGTTCAAGACTATCAGCCATTGGAGTAAGCGGAGTATCACCTGAATTTGTATTCGGTACTAATATTTGCTTGGTAGATTCTTCGGTACGCTCTACATATTTGGATTCAAGGAAGTTTTTATAAACGTCCAAGTTTGGATCGATGGTGATATTAAATTCATCCTTATAAGTTTCAAGGAGCTTTGTTTCAATAGTTTTGATATTGTTAAAATTATTGATTCGGTTAATTTTTTCAAGAATACCAATATGTTTATTGTTAGACAAACTAGAATACATTGTATTCATGAAATCTTGTGTCATCTGTGCAAAAGCTGCGTAGTTGTCGTTCTTTAAGTATGATGGCACATTCTGTGGAAACTTAATTAAACGACCTTCAGAAGCGCCAAACCATTCGCCATTTAGACCTTCAGCCCATGAAGCGTTTTTAAGCGCAGTAGCAATTTCAGTATTATCAATATCAAGCCATGCTTCTACGTGTACATAGCCAGTATCTCGAATAGGTCGTACATAAAAACTTAGAATACCCCGATCATAGTCATAACCAACGGTCGTTGGGTCAATGACACCAATACTATCTTCTGTTAATCTAAACGTAGGGACAATACTAATAAAGTCTTCATTTGTATTGTAAATTTCAACTTTGACAGAACCTTCAATTTTATCGTAGACGATTCTATTTTGCGGGTCAGGGTCTAAGAATACAATTTTTAACTGTGCCAGCGCATTAATATCGTAGTTCGACTGAATTGTTTTCCATGCACTTGAAGTATGGTAAACGAAGGTATTACCAGCAACATTCCAGATCTGCATGTATAGATTTTTTTCTGTTAATATATCAACATCAAAATCTTTATTAACATAGAATGTAAATTCGTATTCATCAAGTTCTTTTTTAATACTGATGTTTCTAATTGTACCTGCAGGTTCATCATAAATTAAACCTTCTTTACGAGATACTTTATAAAGAATTATAGAATCGCTATCAGTTGGGTCACCAGCAGAAAAACAAATATTCTGAATATCAATAGGTGTTTTTGAACGAATCTTGACAATACATTTATGGTCTTTAACAACAGATGTATATTGTATATTTTCGCTAATTAATTGAATAGCAAATTTATCAATATATACATCTTTTACCGACGAGGCTAATATAAATGAATCTTGATCTGAATCAAGAAAAATAGTATCCTTCGAGTATTGTTCTTTCGGTTGAAGTTCTTGATTAGGATATACAGTAGCATCGCTGCCATCGGCATTAACCGTTTGGTATTTAAAAAACCAGTTATCGTCGCTCTGTACATCTTTGACAGAATCAAATAAGTGCGTGCGTGTTATGACACCAATAGTATAATTATGTGTTAATGCCATGTTAATCTTCCCATAATGCGATTGAATCTAAAGACTTTTTATCAAGAACAGAGAACTTTAACTTCGGCCAGTCTTTACGACATTGTGAAGCAACAGAACCAAGCATGTAAATTTTGACTATAACTGGATTCTTTAAAACTATTTGTTCCTCTGTACGATTCATTGTATGAATGTGGTTATTGAGTTCGACTTTATATTTTTGTAGTACATTTAAACCACCTTTGATTAAGTAGTTAGTGGCCAAACGCACGTCGTCATCACTACAGTTTTCAACGAACCCTAGATAGTCAGTTGAATTTAGTACAACTTCTTTAAAATATTCAAAGTCTTGAACTAGTTTATTCTTTGTATCTGATGTTAGTCCAATATTTTTCTGTTTAAACCATGTATCAATATTATGATAATTCCATAGAAATTTTTTATACATAGTATATTTTAATTCACGAATAGTATCTTTGAATAATACAGAGTATGTAGTGAAATTCATATATTCAGATTCTTCGTCACCACTTACTGCATTATTAATGTATTCATTGTAGGTTTGAGTTCCTTCAACCTTAATTAAGACGTCTTGCTTATCAACAGGATTATTTGTCGAGTTATAAATTGTATTTACATTTAATGTGGCAGAAATCTCTTTAGCAGAACCAATTCGCTTCAGAGTTTCAATTAAGTTTGAATAATCTGTTGTTACATAGCCGATTGTGCTATGCTTAGAGATTACGTTCTCAAGTTCCTTTTTAGTAAAAGGAATCATTGGACTTTGTATATTGAACACTTTACTATTTAACATTTAATATATTTATAATATAAAAACCACCCGAGTTCAATCGAGTGGTTAAAAATTTAGTTGTATTTGACCAGATTAATAACCGAGCAAACCGACAATAAACGGAATTGTACGTGCAGGGAATTCAGAAAGTTCCATGCAATGTAAAGTAAATGTACATTGCCTATTGTAAATTTCGAAATTAATTTCATCTTTCTTCTTAATCTTTTCATAAAGATCAGAATATTGTTCAAGTAATGCAGCATTTGCCTGATTAAATTCTACAATATTTTCATTAATAACCGGGGCATTATTTCCATCGATGACAATGTTGTTCTGTTCATCACGGTCAGCATACTTCTGAACAAGTGCCTGCTGTGCCTGATAGAATGCCGGAAATTCCGGTTCACGGCGTTCATCATAAAGTTCATTCATCAAATCAGAATACGGCTTTGCAAGAATTTCACAATTCTTAAATACTAGCCAAGAAAACTTTGCGTTTTCGCCATCATCATTTAGTTTACGGTTAAGTGTTTCAAACAACTGCTTAAGCTGAAAATTGCTTAGCGTTACTTCACGTACTGTCATATTATCTCCTAATGTAAAATAAAAGTTAATTATTTTTAATAATACCTTTATTATACAAATATATTAAAAAACTATACAAGTGTTTGCAGACTGTTGGAGTTTTCTCCGGATTTCTTACTTTATTTGGAATTCTGTTATAACCTTGTATTTGTCCAGCAAAGTTATTAGACTGGACATCTGGGAATGCGGTATTATATCTAAATGCTTTACATTCACAAAATACTTTACCAACATTTTTGATAGAGAATGGGGTTTCTAAATCATCTCTGTGAAATTCTACTGTAACTTTGTACTTTCCGAATTCTTCGAATTCAGACTGTATTACACCAGTACATACCATATCAGTAGTATCTTTTCCATCTACATGATAGCTAATTACACTAAGGTCTTTATCAGAATACGGGAAAACTTTCTGAAAATTATTCAATAGGTCACTTAACGTTTTCTGATTTGCCTCATTTAATTGTGCAGCGATATAGGTAGAAAAATTTAGCTTCATGTACTATTTATAATAAATAGGGTTGACAAATAAAATATTTTTTGTTATATTGTATATTATGAAAGCTATTAGTTGTGGTGTAATTATTATTGATACAAATACCAATAAGTTATTGGCATGTCATCCGTCTAGACATTCTTATGCGGATGGTAATTGGGATATTCCTAAAGGTCATGTAGAACACTGTGAAGAACATATTGATACTGCATTACGGGAACTATGGGAAGAATCTGGAATTATTTTAAAACGTGAAGACTTATTTGATTGTGGTATGTTTGAATATACTAAATATAAAGACTTGCATGTTTATGTTGCTAAGACTTCGGTTGACTTGTCTAAGTTATACTGTAGTACATATTTTAAGACCGATGGTATTGAAGTTAAAGAAGTTGATAATTATAAGCTGATTGACTATATGTCAGTTGATACTTATTATAAAAGTCTTAGACCTATTGTAAAATTTTGTTTAATGGAATATATTAAGAGTGGCAACACTATAAATAGTGTATGAGCTCATTAACTACTAGAACAAATTATTTACATAAAGCTGTTATTGATGGAATTGCACAATATGACCTAGGTTCATTTGATGCTGATGGTTATGATTTTGGAAAAGAAAACATTATTGTTGTTCGAAAAAAAGATTTATGTCGTCCAGATTTGTTGTCATATAGAGCATACGGTACAATGAACTACTGGTGGTTTTTAATGTGGTATAATGGAATTTGTGATATTTGGAATGATTTACAAGAAAACCAGGTATTAAAGTTTCCGTCATTGCAAGCAGTTCGTGATTTTTTAAAGCAATATCCAAAATATAAAGACGATTAAAATTTAAAGATTTCCAGGCGGAAATCTTTTTTATTTTATAAATATCTATATGAAGGAAAATAACGCAGCAGCTTTAGCATCAATAGCAAAGAATGATAATGCTTATAAATCTGAAATCCGTTCTCATATACAATTGGCAGGTGATTTCTATAGAGAATTTGCAGGCGAATGGGATAAGGTTATTCCGGATGTCGGCGAAAATATTTGTAGCATTGAACGTATAAGTAACCAGATTAATTCTAACCTTGAAAAACTGGTTAAAATTTCTGATAACTTATTTAATTTAATTCAGTCTAAAACTAACTGGTTGCTTTACTGTATTGGTCTGAGTACAGATAAACATGGCTTAATTACTGCTGACTTCTGGTCACAGTTTAACGGTACACAAGAAAAAATGGCAGAAGATACCGACAAGCAGAAAAACGTTATTGAAGCATCACTTGGTGATTTGCCAAAGCCACAAGAATTTATTGAAGAGTTTAGTGCTGAAATGGCAGATAATACTGCAACAGCATTAACAAACGTACAGAAACAGGCTGCTAGAGAAGAAAAGTCAAAGGGCTTTGCTCAGTCATTGACAAAACCTAAACAGGAAATTGGTGTTCAAAAACAAAGCCGTTGGGCGATGGCTAAAGAACGTGCAGGTAAAACGGCTGATAAAACCAAAGAGATTGTTAGCGGTATAGGAAAAGTGCTGAAAGCATTGCTTAACCCAGTCGCATTAGTCGCTGCATTTGTTTCCAAGTTCTTACCATATATTTTGATATTTGGCGCTATGCTATATGGCGCATGGCAAGGTATGGGTGATGAACTACGAGAAAGATTTAAAGATGTTACAGAAAATATATTGCTGTGGGCAGGCGCTGTATTCTTGGGGTGGAAGATTATCCCTATGATTATTAAGGGTTTGGCATTAATTTATCAGTTTATGAGAATTGGTTTCTTAATGCAAGAACACACAGCAATTATGTCTGGTGAAGTTCAAAAAGTAACATTGACGACTACTGAACATACTGCGAAGATGGGATCAGTGTTAAAAGATATATTCTTCCGCGTACTTGAATTTGTTAGAAAGATTTTTGCAACACTTTTTGATATGTTGCTACGTGGTTTGGAATTTGCTCTTAAGGTTGCAGCTATTGCTCTTGGTATTATATTACTTGCTGGCTTGATTATTTTAATTATTGCCGGCTTAGGAGCAGTATTATTCTTGCTAGCGAAAGCTGCATTGCAATTGTTTGGCGATTTAATGAATATATCGCTTGATATAATTAAAAAAGCCATTGATATTATTATTAGTATTGCATCATTTATTTTCCAAGGTATAGGTTCTATACTTGGCGGATTATTCGGAGATACCGATGAATCTGAAGCAGAAAAAAATGAAGACGCATCATGGAATAACTTGCTTGGTAGTGTAATTTTGGCTGATTCAATCGAACAACTATCAGAAGCTATTGCTGGAATTCTTGAGCCAATATCATTAGTAAATACGCAGTTGGCTACATTAATAATAATGCAGAGAGACTTTTACACTAGAGCAGAACAACATTTGTCGGATCTTGGAAGCGCTATGGGTGTTGGTCCATTTAGTTCGTTTAGTTCAAATAGTAGATCTAGCCAGAATAACATGAGTATGGAAGTTGCAGATAGTACGACATCTTTGTTGAATAATGAACAAAATATTACTGAAGTATATGCAGAAGGTAATGAAAATGTTGTTACGACTTTGAATGCAATTAATGACAATATTAAGGTTATAATTGGTAATCAATTAGCTCTTGCAACCAATGGTTCATTACGTAGACCAGTTAAGTAAGGTGGGGATAGATGAGTTTTAAACTTTATGATGAAACAGTAGGTACAAATAACGTATCAACATTATCGCCAGCATATATTGGGCGTAGGTTTTCTATACAGCCTACTGGTCCATTTCAAGGTAAAGCAAGTATTGAAGGTATTGCGGAAGAAGCACCGAAAATAAGGTATAATACAGAATGGGGATCTGGGCCTACGGCGGTATTCGCAGAAAAAGTTAAGGAATTTATGGACCATCCAATTATTAAAACATTTGGTTCAGCAAATGGTGAGTATAAACCTGTTATCGCAACTGACTCATGGACACAGAAGTATCCAGTTAAAGGTACTATATTAGAAGTACCCTTAAAATTCCGTTCTTATCCTCTTGTAATGTATAATACAAGTGATTATTTTTCAGTTATAAAAAATTTGATGCTATATACTGCACCAGGTAAATTTATGTTTAGTGATGGTTTAAAAGTTATTAACAACGCTATTGATACGGCAGCTAACCTAGGTTGGAGTGCAGGTGATTCATTGAAAACATTAAATAGTGCGGTAAAAAGTTTGCATAGAGCAAATGAAACAATTCCTTGGTCTGAAATAGCTAGTAATGTTGCAGCCGCGCTTTCATTAAAAACTGGAACAAATAAGGTTCAAGCGGACAGTTTAGACAGTGTTTTAAACACTATTGATGCACAGTATAAAGACCAAATGGGAACAAATACCGGTCGTTCAACAAGTGAAATCGTTAAAGCAATTAGTTCATTAATTTATGTTTTAGATCATGTTACTGAACCTGAAGGTGCTGGTTGCCAAACATTTAAGCTTCAATACGGTACAATGTTTAAAGAAGCCTATACGAAATGGGTTATTAGCAGTTGGTCATTTAAACCAGCAGTTAATACTACTATTATTTCTAAAAATGAAAAAGAAATTATATGTCCGATTTATGTTGATATTAACCTTACTATGCGTACAGCAGGCCAGCTTGGAACCGGTGACATTTGCAACATAATTAATATGTCATAATATAAGATTTACGACGTACTTAGTACGCCTAATTTAAGTGGATCAAGTAGATTAATCCATTGATTAGTGGAATAATCTTGGTCTAATGAACATGTAATACTTATATCGGCATAAACCGGGCCGAGTTCAGTACATTCTTTTGAATCAACAATTTCCCAATCTTTAATATAAACAGTGAGTGGCGTAGCGTCTTTAAATAAGAAGTTATTATAAATGTATAATTCCCAAAGTTTTTCGCCAAGACCATTTTTCTTATTTAATTCACCAGCTGCACGATATAGTCCAAAACGTTTTTCACCGATTTTTTGAATTTTATCAGCCATTCCACCAACTTGTGTTATTTGGCCTTTTACTTTTTCTAAATTTTCAACAAGTTTAGCACGATCTTTTTTGATGGGGTCTTCGTATCTATCAAAAGTAGCTTTTCCAATAGCGGTTTTTAAATCATCGACAAATTTATTTAGATGAGCTGGCTCACTTCCGCGAGTTATTTTTTTGATTCTATCTTTAAACATTGTCATCTGTTCGTCAAATTTACTTTGATTCCAAGTGATACTAATCTTTCCGGTATTTTGATCTTTAGAATAATTTACACACCATGCACTTAAATAACTAAGCTCTTGGTTGCTATCTCCAATTATATCCTGATTATTCGTATATAATGGAATATATAAACTAATTTCATCTGGAAGTTGACGTTTATCATACATATAGTTGACAACTATTTCAATACATTTAACATGCTGGCCAGTCACATCATCGATTTTAGACTTAATGGCATTAAGTCCAGACGTTAAATTCCATTGTTTAACCATGCTATATTTGTAATAAATATCATTAATTTTAACATGTCCAACATCTTCTTGGGTTTGACCATAGTTAAATGCGCTAATTAACCCTTGTTTAATAGTACCTAACTGAACTAGAATTGCTTCAGCATATTGATTAATTGCCTTTACACCTTCATCATATTCTGCATTAATAGCTTGTTGCTGTTGAGTTGATGACTTAACGCCTTTATCTTCTTCCGCAGCAGGTCCGATATCATCGCTATTAAGGAATATTTTGATTATGTCATTACCAAGGCCTTCAGCATTCTTCATTGCAGACATAATATTTTGAACACCATTTTCAACGGTTATTCTATTTGAACTGCTTGGTACAGCATATTTTGTTAATATATCTTTCCAAAGACTGATACTGGTTTGACCTAATGTATTTTCTCTATATACTCTAAACTTTAAAGGAATGTCTGAAGTTTCAACACCACCATACATTTCGTTTGTTAATGTGCCAATAGAAATAGTATTAACAAAATCACTGTCAGCCGAACCAGCAGCATTAATAAATTTGAATAGATCGTTATCAAATAATTGTTGAATAATATCTTGCGTGGCTTTGCCTGGCCCATCATTAAATTTTACGCTGAATGAAAATTCTGGCAGTTCACTTAGTAATCCACTACCAATTACATAACGTGTATTTGCGTCAGTGTCATTTGTATATGTAACTAAATGGAATATTGAACTACCAATACCGTATTTATCAGTATCGTGCAGTTTTGAAGGACCAAATGCGCTACCATTACTTTGTCCTGCATAACCGTAGATTTTTGCAAATTCTTCTGCCTTTTTTAAATCAGCTGCCATTTAATAATCCTTATGGAAGTTCACCAATTTCGCCAGTACCATCACATTTTGAACAATCATTACCGTCTACTTTACCTGTCCCGCCACAATTATAGCAGGTACATTTCTTTTCGACCATTGTTTCGTAACTTATATTATCACATGTAATTGGTCTTAATGTAATATATTTATAGAGGTACTTTTCGTTCAATTTAATTTCGGGTAAGTCAACCTTAGCGCCAGTTCCACCGCAAACAGTACAGTTTGGATCACTGATGCCAGTACCATGACAGGTTTCGCATTCTTCATCATCAATATATCCATGGCCGTCACATGCAGAGCAACGACATGCTGGACAACGTTCTTCAACAAGTGGTTCATCTTCATTATGAATATGAATATCTTTGTTAATTACATGTTTAGATTCTTGTAAGTAATTAAACTGATTAAATGCAAGGTCATTACTTAATTCATTAAAGATATAATCTTCATCAAAGTAAATTCTATACCAATCACCGCTTTCGTCACCATATTTGTTTAATGGTGCATAAGCATAGAATGCAATATAGTCGTCAAAGTCTTCTTCGTCAGGAAGAACACGGTAAAGAACAGTATTCTTTCTATTTTCTTCTTCTAACTGTGCTTTTTCCCATTCCTTTGCAGTAAATGTTTTTGTTGAGTAGATATAGTTGTATCCATATTTAACATCAATATGTGCTTGGCCATTCCAGTAGTAATACTTTGTCATGTCACCATTTAAGTAATATAAGACAAGGTTTTCTTTAATATGCTTATAGTATTCACCATAAGTTTCGTAGTCTAAAGTTTTACCAGCATTAATATGGAATTTCTTATAGAGTAAGTAATTTAAGTATGGCCATTCGTCTTTTTCGCCCGTAGCAGTGGTTATCTTTACGACTTCTTCGTCAAGCTTTTTACCTACATATATGGGCGGCCAAAATTCTGCAGGTGCAGGAATCTTGCCATTGTATGTTGTTAAATCTTTAAACTCATAGCAGTTATAATAAAGGTAATGAATACCCATAGATGTACCAGCACAAGTTCTACATCTGCAGTTTTGAGACTTATATGTATGCCTATTTTCATAACGGAATAACTTTGGGCATCTGAATCGAACAGCTAAAGATTTGTCTACATCATAATAAGACATTTTACCAGTATTATTACAATGCTCACAAATTTCATCTTCTTTTAATTCACCACCGCAATAGGGACAAGTCATAAAAGATGTTCTTTTGTCATCTTTATAGTAAATACTTTTTAAACGGTTCTTTGTCAATATATTAAAGAACTGTTTTTTATAGTCACCATGTTCTTCATATGTGTCTATTGTATTTAGGTCAATTCTATTAAATTCTGTCGGGTCAGTCCAGTTTTCTACATCAGTATACCTGTAAGTTAAATAGCTGTTAATATAAGTATTATATAACGGCTGGTAATACTGGAAAACACCTTCCGGTAATCCGTTATAATTATAATCGACCATCGGGTATTTAATAATTTCATCAATATGTTCGGGTTCAACATCAGCATTAGCAATAGCTATTACATCATATGTTAGTGTAAAATTTGTAATAAGATCTTCTTCTACACCTTCAGGCTGAGTAAATGAATTTAATTTAGAATATAATGTAATAGGTGCAAATGCGATTTTTCCAGATAATTGACTAGCTGTAAATACTATAGTTCTTTCGAGTTCATAGTAACCACCCCAATGATATACTAATTCATTATTATCATTATAGTAAGAATATTCTGGGTTTATATCTTTACCGACGATTAACCAGCGTGTATCATGCCCACAACTAGAAGTTAAATCACTAGATAGTAAGAAAATACCAGTACCAAAGACAGGCAGCTCTAACGGTAGATTTGTAGTCTCAAAACTAGTTGGGTTGAACTGAATTTTTAGCTTTTCTTTAATAGTAAGTTTTTCTTCATTACCATTAAGCACAATCCATTTATACGATTTATTTGCCGGGGGTACTGTATTATCTATATATTTAGATTCATATGTGTTTTTTAAGTCTACATGGTCATATATCAGTGGTAAATACTGACCGAATGTTAATGGCACATATGTACAGTTACCAGTTGCGTAATAGTATTGAATTGCGGCAGGGTTTACTGCATCTAACGTAGAATATCCAGAACCTACCTTATGATTCAATATATCGCTTACTTCAAAATTGTTATATTTAGGATCATCTAACGAATAGTCAATGAACCATTTTTCATGCGCGATATTTAATGAATCATTTAATGGAAATATTGTTAGGTTTCTGTCTTTATAACAGATATAATTCCAAATTCCTGCAAAGTCAAAAATGTCAGTAAATGTTTTGCTAACACAATGTGTAGTGAAGTTCGTAGACGACTGAATTAGAGTTGCATAGTTTTCGTCTGTAATAGATTTGACAGTTCCATCTAGTGCATCATAACCAGTCATATCATCATACATTACAGTATTTGTAGATGGGTCGATAATACGTTTAACTACATTAACAGGAATGTATTGGCCAGTAATGTCTTTATAAGTTGATAAGAAAAATTCAATATCTTTAAGGCGGGTTACCTCTGATTTAATTCCTGTGGTTTTGTCAATGATAACACGAGTTTCAAATACGCCCTTGACAAATAATCTATCAGGTGCATCTGTATAATCTTCAATATCTTTAAAATCATTTATTAATGTAAGATTATTGATATTGTATGGCATGAAAGCTACTGGAACATTGTCTTTCTTGAAAAAGTCAGCATAGAAATTATACAATGTTATTGTTCTTGTATATTTAACTGCTTCTTCTGATGCTTCTTTTTTAGTGTCGCCTTTTTTATCTGGGTTACAGTTTGGACATGGAATGGTGTATGTACCTTTGCGGCCCATATCCATTGTATATTTACCAGTACCATGACAGTATTCACAGTCAGGATCAAATACTGGTTCAATATCTACCAGTTCGGTTGATTTTGGTACGATAAAATCTATGGATTGTTCAGTAGACTCATAGTACAAGGCTGTTGGGTCATCCATAGTTCCACCTTCTGGACGTTTATAGATGGCTTGAATCGGTAGTTCACCTTGGTAGTTAGTATCAATTACATCATCAGTATAGTTATAGATTGTAATAAATCTATCGTATTCACATGATGAACAATCTACTAGGTGGCAGCAGAAATATAGATAATATACTTTTCTGTCATCGAAGAAACATTTAATCCAAGCGGTACCAGTACCTTCAAAACCTTCAGCAGGTTTTGGTAATGGGTCACCGTTTTCATCAACGGCATCTGGATCATAACGTTTAATAATATGCTCGTCAGTTTCATATCTGATTTGAGCTTTATCAAGCATGTTAAGGATAGTTTCGTATGATTGCTGTAAATGTACGTTAGGTGGAAGTCTACTTATTAACATATAATATTTATAAATAATTATATGTTTCCAATAAGTGCAAATCAAGATTTAGCGACCACCGATACTTTTATCGTTAATAACGAGTATTATGACTGGGACGCATCATTTACAGATAAAGAACTATGGGGTGCAGATGCATTAAACCAATCTATCGAGATGGTTTTGACGACTGAACCTCAAGAACGTTTATTTAATTTGGATTTTGGCTCTCCATTGTTTTCGGTTATATTTGAAAACGCAAACCAAATGGGACCAGTATTAGATCATGTATTTGATGTTATTGAATATTGGGTTCCTATTACGATTAATAGGGCAAAAACAAATATTCAAGTAAATTCAGATGCACATACTGTGTCTTTTGAAATCCCATATACTTCTAAAAATGGGATAATTTCCGGATATTTTGCCAGAAAAATATCTAAGTAAATAATAATTTACTATATTTGATATTTAGTAAATATAATAGGTTTATATG